ATCAGTTGAAGCATCATATTCTGTTGCGTGAGGTGTTCCAAAAACAGCGGAATCTCTCCACATAGTTCTTGCAAGTGATCCTACAGTCCATACTGGTCTTTGTGGTGACGAATCAAAATAATTATAAGTAACTTGTTTATTAATTACATCTGATGTAGCGGACGGGTAAAACCATATAACTTCACCAAAAAGATTATTTAAACCAGCGGATACCATTTGATTTCCTGATGCTAAATTTATGTCATCATAAACATGATCTTCTACCAAACACGGTAATGATTCTAATCTACCACCATATCTAAAGAAACCATTCTCTGACATCCAGTATGCAGCACCATCAACTTCTACACATGCATTTTGTCCAACTAGTCCACAGTTAGTTCCAACCTGTGCAAACGCAAAAGTAAAAGGAGATCCGACAAAACGTTGTGTAAATAATGCCGTATCTGTCCAAACGTAAATCGCATCTCTACCTCTAATAGCTCCTCTGATCTGTGATCCGTCAGCTAGTCTTTGTGTACCGGCTGTATTAGTTGCTGTAGGTGTATAAGTGTTTATATCCTCTTGATCAGAAAATCTTATAAACATATCATCTTGTGTGCCAGTGTCACCTATAGTTGTTTCTGTTCCAAAGAATACTAAGTGACGATCTGGTGTAGACACTAACATGTGTCTTGATGCTGTAGGTGCTCCTGTGATAATCGAGGCTCTTGTTTCTGTTGCATTACCTAAACTAGAGTCCCAAGAAAAAACAGCACTATCGTGTATCAAACAAATAGCTTTATCACCAAAATTATCTATAGACCACATACCTGGGTCTAAAGCTAAACCCTCCTGTGTTTGTTCATTCCACGCACCATAGTCTGTACCATTAGTAACAGTAACTCCATCACTGTGAGATGCAGCTGTAGTCCCTCTAGCACCTCGAGTTACACCCGTTAAAGTATTACCACTTATACCTGTGTATTGTATCATTTCTGTTCCAATTAAAACAAAACTAGTCCCCGTAGATGGAAACTGCACTGCGCTTGTTAAAACTATGGTTGTTGTGCTAGCATCTATTGCACCATTTAAAGTAGTTGTTACAGCTCCTGTATCTTCACCTCCATAAGAACCTAGACCCCAGCCATAACCTTTTTCTTGAACAGCTGTGCCTACAGGATAGTAATGTTGCACTCTAATACCACCTGATGTTGTTGCACCAGATCCTGATTCATTTGATGGCATTGTAATTGTTAAAGTTGTAGATGTTGGAATGGAAGTTACCATAAATTTTTTATCATCAAAATCAGATGCTCCAAAATTAGAATCAGTTATTGTAGTGAAATTATCTAATAATATAATATCGTTTTTATTAATGTTATGTGCAGTGCTAAACGTAATTGTAACAGACGCTGATCCGTTAGTTGTGCTAAATGCATTTGTAAGCGTTGTTGTAGTTTTAATTGGGTGTATATCATAAAAGACATCTCCAGAAAATGCGTATAGTATTCTATTAGTTCCAACTATAGCGTATCTTCTACCTGCGCTATTTACAAAATGATGTAATCCTCTAGCAGCTCCTGTCAATTCATTAGAATTTAATTGCCCTAATTGATTCCAACCCCCTATTTTTTCAGGAATACCATATCTAAACCTCACGTTATCACAGTTTATCCACTGACCTTCTGCTCCTGTGGGTGTAATCTGTTTGTTTATACCTGGTTGGAAACCTATCTTTTGTAACATAATACCCCATTATACCTGAGTTTTTTAAAAAATATATTACTTTTTCCAGTCTATTATTAAATGAATTCTATCAATTTGTCCATTATTGATTACAGAATGAATTTTTTCAGTGTTCTTAATTTCCCAAAGTAGACCCTCTTTTAAATTTTTTGACTCACCTCCTACGGTAAATACAACATCCTCATTGGTTATAATTGGTAGGTGGTATCTAAGTGTTTCTTTTAAAGATTTACCATGATCCTGATGTGGTTTTATTTGACATTTTGAAAGTAGTTTAACTAGTATGGCTCTTACAATATGTCCACTACCATGTTTAGCCAAAAGCTCTGATTCTATACTGCCCAAAATTTTAACAAATACACCATGGTGAGTTCCCTTATCTAATATCTCCTTATCAAAATCTTCATTATATATAATAGGTATTGTTTGAGTTTCTGAGTGTACATCAAATGTGTCTTGTTTAAAGGTATATTTTTTCCAATCTTTTTCCATAAAAAATTTAACGTAATTTTTTATGTTTTCAAAATTACTTATCTTATTAATAAAATTAAAATTTTCTGTTTTTTCCCAGACTTGATCTAAATATTTATACTCTTCATAAGTATCTCTCGGTATTATTTTATCATAATTAAAATTAATTTTTTTTATTTCACCTAATCTAATTTTATGTAAAGGAGCACCAACATGTTTATCGTCATATTCAATTCCATTTAAATTTAACTGAGTTAGTTTATCTATGTCTAATTTAAAACTTTTTTGTCCACAAAACTCACTAATCTTATCTACTATTTCTTGTGGTTTTATAACTAAGTCATCGTATTCTATTATTAATTTATCTATATCAGGATCTTGTAAAACAGTTCCCACAGATTGATAATCAAACCTTATCATTTGATTTGGATGCATTACATGTTCCATGTCTTTATATGGACCTCCCATCTTATAAAAAGAACCTAATATTTCTTTAAAAGATCTTTTTAATAAAATAAATTTTATCTTTTGTGGTTTTATATATTTTTTTATTAATTCAAGATTTCCAAGTGTTCCCCATGGAGCTCTGTCTATTATAACATCTTCTTTCCAGTGTGAATAATATCTTTCTACTATGTTATCTAAAATATTATCTATAGATATATTGTCTGGAAAATTTTTATGAAAACTACCTTTTTTAATATTATCTAAATTAAATAATATGTTAACTAAATTGCTGTGGCCTGTTAGGGCTATATTCGGATGTTGCATAAACATTGATCCGAGAAGAGTATTACCAGATCTAGGTAGTCCCCCTAAAAAAATTAATTCTTTCATATTAACAGTCTTCTCATTTCAGGTATGGGGTACTTTAAATTTTCATGATGTAAACTATAAATAAAAGATATTAACGTTAGTCTATCATCATCAGAACCATCTGTATATTTTTGTGCAGCATGCAACTGTGATGCATCAAACAATAATAATCTGTTATACATAGATTCAATTATAATTGATTCTTTATAATCAGATCTTACTCCCTCCATTCTACAAATAGAAGTACCACATTTTTTATGATCACTTAAATATATAATAGCTGTAATTAAATTTGGGTCTGTATGTTTATTACCAACATCTCTATCTTCTTTGTTTACTTTTTGAAAAAATTGAGTTGCTTTAAAAGTTATATTTTTAAAATCCATTGGATATAAAATTGATATTATTTTTGTAATAGAAGTATTAAACAAATCATAATTTATTTTATTTAATGATTCTGTTCTGACTCCAGGCCAGTTGTTGTTAGGATCTTTTTGGTAATTTAATTTTTTTGAATATTCTACAATTTTATCTGGATCATCAAAAAAATTATCAACTATCGTTGTTGGATAAATCATTGATTATAATAATTAGGTAAACCTAAAAAAGGTCTTTTATCAAATTTATATTCTTCTCCAGAAGTTTTTATATTATTGTAATGTAGAAATACTTGACCACAAACCTCTCCTTCAAAAGTTTCTCTCCAATGTTCTAACACACACCCTGAATAAATTAACATATCTCCAGGTTCTAAATTTATTTTTATCCCTGGATTGTTACTGCTAGGTGTACAACCATCTACCCCTGAAATTCCTACATTTTTATTTGGCTCTAAAAATATCGGCCAAGAATCTCCGCCTAAATTTAAAGTTGTAGATATCTCACAGCTCTCTCTATCTTTGTGTCTTTTTAATTCATCTCCTTTTTTATAAAGTCTAGCATACGAATAAGTAGGAACTAAATCTAATTCAGTTTCTTTTTTTAATACTGGTAACATTTCTTCTAGTAAAACTTCCATCGCTATGTCTGAATAATGTGAGTAGGTTTTAGGAACTTGAGGGTCATTAAACATGCCCCAGTCTTCTCTAAAAGGCGATATATATGAATTATCAAATAAATATCTTGCTACCTTTCTTTTTAAAAGAAAGTATTTAAAAATAAAATCTGATTTTTCTTTTGAGATAGCGGATTTAACCACAGTATATTTTTTATCTTTAAAACTCATATGATTCTTTTTTTCTTCCATTAAAAGCTAACGTAATTCTTGGTTCATCTGTATCACATTTTTTTACAGAATGTAAGTATTTTGAATCGAAAACAACTATTTTACCAACTTGTGGTTTTATAATTTTATTAAAGTCTTTAAAAAAAGTTCCTGGTCCATAATTCGTTAAATACAAAATACCACTTGTATCGACAAAGCGGTTAGTTAAAATAGAATCAAAATGATTGTGTTCCTCAACGTAATCATTTTTATTTAATATATTACCCCAAGCCTCGTATAAAACATATTGATTTAATAAATCTAAAACAGGTTTAAAATTTTTACTCTTTTTTACAAAGTGTTTCCAATAAGTTTTTTCTCCTCTAACATTACTCTTATAAGAGTATGATTCATCTATGTTATCTTTAATTTCTTGTATTAAAGAATTTATGTAATTCTGATCTTTTATCCAATATTCTTTTAATAACATTTTATACGTAAGGCTTTCCACAACACCAAATAACTAAACTATACCTTGTTCCTTTAGTTACAGGAGAAACTTGATGCCAATTAAAAGAAGGAAAGACTATAACTGATCCTTTATTTTTAGCCTCTTTAGCTGTTAAAATATTATTTTTAATATCTGGATTACTTAAATCAAACATTAGATTACCACCTTCGTACTCATCTCCTTCTGTTAAATTTACCGTGACAGATAGCTTTCTTATTTTACCGTTTAAATTTTGATTTTTTTTATCTGTGTATATTTTATCCCATGAGTCTTGGTGCCAACCATAATATTGATTTAATTTATATTTTGTAAACTGACAACTCTCTGCCCAATCCCATTGAAAATTCCAACCTGAATTTACGTTTGCAGTTCTTATATAAGGAAAGATTTCATCATAAACCCACTGGTCATTTATCCATGCTATGTTTGAATCTCTCTTTCTTTTTAAATCTTTCTTTTCTTCTTCTGTTAAATTTTTATATTCTTTTTTATCTGAACCTTCTATGCCTCCTGTTAAAGCTATCTGTTCTTGTTTAAGATTTCCAAGTTTTATAATATCATCACAGACTTTTTCTGGTATTGCTCTATCAAAATACCAATAATAATGTTCATAGTGCATTTTTTCTTTCTAGTTGTATTTTTTAAATACCTCTCATGTTTTTCCACGTATTTTCTTCTTGACTCCATCTCCAAGGACCTGGTTCACTTGGTACATCAACAGGTGGTTTCCATCTCCAATTTGTTTCATCCCACACCCAATTATCATGTTGTTTTGGTGGTATAAATTTATCAATTGATGAATCATAAGTATATCCTGATCCAGCATATACTTGTCTAAAATTATTATTATAAGATGTTTGTTTCCAGTAAGTATCAGGGTAAGTTCCACCTAATTCTTCTTTTATTAAAGGATCTTCAGGGGTATTGTTAGCAACCCAAGTTTCAGCTTCAGCAGATAGGTCTCCACCATTAGCATCAACATCTGAATTGTTGATTACAACAACTCTTAAAACTGTATTGTCATCTGATTTAATTTCTGCAAAGTGTGCCATAATTTAATTCTCCTACGTTGGCCATGTCCCTTCTTTTTCATATTTTACAACATCAGCCATTGACCAAACTCCTGAAGCTCCTGCTGCTTGTGCAGTTTCTTTAACTACAACAATTCCTGATCCACCTGCTCCTCCAGAATTTCCTGATGGAATTGTGCAATTAGCTCCTCCTCCACCTTGTCCAGTATTAGCACTTCCCGCAGATCCGCCTCCACCTGCTGGATATTTTCCAGATATTCCACCAGTTGAATAAGTTGTATTTGATGGGGATGCAGTTGGACTATTTACGTCTGAAGCAGTTCCTGTTCCTCCATTATTTGGATAAGCAGGTCCGTCTCCGCCTACAGCGCCAGCTCCTCCGCCACCGCCTCCAGCATAATGTGGAGCTCCGCCAGTAGTTCCACCTTGATTTCCTTCTGGTGGAGAATAACCTCCAGCGTTTCCTGTTCCCGAATTTTTTGGTGGGTTTCCTGGGTTTGATCCTCCATCTAGATTTCCTCTTCCACCTCCTGAACCTCCGTTCATGTCCGTTCCACCTGATTCTGCTCCTCCACCTTTACCACCAGCTGTTGAAGATATAGGTGTATCTGAGGCAAATGTAGAATTATTTCCTTTAGAAGCAGCACTACCTCCGGCACCGACCGTTACAGAAACTGATGATGCAGGGATTGGGTGATTTGTTAAAACTCGAAACCCGCCGGCTCCACCGCCCCCGCCGCCAGCCTCATTTGGCCCCGTCGGTCCGCCTCCACCGCCTCCTGCTACTAATAAAACCGTAGCTGATTTTTGGTTTGATTGAGCTGTGAATGTGCCATTCGAAGTGAACGCAGTTAAATTTTCTGACGTTGCTGTTGAAGGTTCTATTACTGGTCCTATAATTCCGCCGTTAGATGGCATCTATACCTCCTATTAATCTGATAATTCTTCGTAATTGATAGTGATAGTTGCGTCTGAGTTTGCGCTAGCACCAGCCTCAATGTTGTCTCCTTCTTCTAAATAAATACCTGTATTTTTATCTATAACGACTAGAGTTGCATCTGCAGGTAAGGAAATAGTGCTTGCGATAGCGATAGGTGAACCACCACTTTTAGTTATAAAAACTGAAACATCTACGGCTGATGAGCCATCAATGTTTGCGATAATAATATTGTTAACTTTAAAAACTTTATCTGACGAACTTGCATTTGCAAGAATCTCAGTTGTTAAAGTTGT